AAGCTAGAAAACTTATACCATATTCCATAGAATGTAAAAACAAAGAGACATTCAAAGGTATATATGATATAATGGAACAATCTAAACACAATTCTAAATTAAATTTAGAACCAATAGCTGTAATTAAAATGAATAAAGTAGAACCTTTAGTCATAGTTGACGCAAAGGTATTTTTTAAATTAGTGAGGGAAAATGGTTAATTTTACTAAAGGAATAAAATTATTTGTATCTCCTACAGAAGAAGGCTTTGCCTGTGGGGTTATAAAAGAAGACTGGATGTATACAGAAGAAGGGTATATATGTTCTGTAATAGCAAGAGGAATGATGAAACTTGCTTGTGATAGTCCTCAAGATGTTTTTGATAAAGGTCTTGAAGGGTTTGAAGATGATTTAAGATATAAAAAAGAAAGAGAAAACAATGGGCATGACAACGAAGGTGCAGAAATAATTGACCTTGTTCCGTTCTTAAATAAAAATTATAATTAATGAATACTAAAGAACTATTAGCAGAAGCTACTAAATTAGTTGGTGGAGATAGACAAAGAGATTATGGTGACAAAGTTGTAAACCATAGTAATATAGCTAGGCTATGGTCAGCCTATCTAGATATACCTATACAGGCACACGATGTAGCAATTTTAATGGCTTTACTAAAGATTGCAAGAACTAAACTTGGAGCAGTAAGTAAAGATACATATGTAGATATGTCTGCATACAGTGCCATAGCAGGTGAAATAAAATTTAAGGAGAAATAATGGAAAATTACATATTGAGCAAAGAGGATAGAGATTCCTTGTTACAATATCTCATGACTAAACCTTATAGTGAGGTTGCACAGGCAATAAATGCAGTAATGAAATTGCCTAAACTAGACCCAAAAATAAATCCTAACTTTGTAAAAGATGAAGGAAATAAATCCAAAACCAAATAAAAAAAGAGAGCACGAGGCTCTCTTGTTTAAATTAGAAGTAGGTTTAAATACTGATGGTAATATTTTGTTTGATTATAATTGGGTTAAGCCAGAAAAAGTTATTGAGGCTATGAAAGACCATGAATATAGACACACTGTTTCTGCTGTTATTAGGCATTGTTTATCTAACAGTCATAAGTTAGACCACGATATAAAAAAATTATTAAGGGATATATGAAAAATTTAAAAGAAAGAATTAAACTACATGAGGGTTATCGCAATACTGTATACAAAGATACCCTTGGATTCCGTACCATAGGGTATGGCCATAAAGTTACACATACAGATGATTTTGTAGAAGGTAGGGAATATCCTAAAGAACAACTTGATGAAATCTTTGATAAAGATTTTGAACAAGCCTGGAGTAGTATGAATAACTTTTGTAGTATTAATAATATAAATGACATATCAATCACAGCCAAGGAAATCTTGTGTGAAATGATTTTTCAAATGGGATTTGCGGGTGTGGGAAAATTTCGTAATATGATAAAGGCTCTACAGAGTAAGGACTACTCGACTGCCTCAAAGGAAATGCTTGACTCGGCTTGGAATCGACAGACTCCAAACCGTGCCAAAGAACTTAGTGATATTATGATGTCAATTAGCTAAAGGATTATTAGATTTTACTTTTAATTCTTCTAACTCTAAATCTTGTACTTCGTTTTCTTTAGAAATAATCGCTATGTTTTTTTCTATATCTAAAAGTGTATTAGTTATTTCTTTAATATCTTTTTTTAATCCATCTATATTTGGAATTTGAATCATAGCAATTTTTTCTCTAACGTCAGCGATGTCAGCAAATACACTTGTTAAATCTACAGGTTGTATTTGTTCTTCTACTTCATCTATTCTATCAATTAGTTCTACTTTTAATTTTGCTACATCATCTTTTATAGGTGATAAATCTACAGTCTCATTAACTACAAACTCTTTGTTTTCTATCTGGTCTAGTCTTAAATTGAACTGACCCCATGTGTAAAACCCACCACCTATAGCTCCTATAACACCTATTAGTGCCGCATATGTGCTTAGTTTTTCTATTATCTTCATTGTTTTAATGCCTCCAATTCAATTAATAATTTTCTTTTTTTATCAGCTATGTCGTTTAACTTTTTTGTGTGTACCTCTACAGGGTCATTTTGTACATAGCTAGATAGACTTACAGTTGTATATATTTCTTGACTGTAACTTGCTAAATCTATTTGGTTAAATAAATTTAAATTTTGGTCTACATATACGTCTTTCGACTTGTAAAATTCTGTTTTATTATACGCATCTAGCGTATTGTTTTTAAAAAATAAATCTTCTTTTGTTAAGTTTTGAGTTGTTTCTTTTGTAACTTTTGCTATTTGTTTTGCTATGGCTTTTAAATTTTTCTTTAACTTATTTTCGGTATCTCTAACATTCGCAACAACCCCGTCTTTGGTGTCCACCTTTTCCGATTGTATAGTTTCCTGCTCTCCACTATTTTCTGCTGATACCTCGGACTCCTCAGATTCTGTGCTATTGGGTTCTTCTTCTTCTGTTGCTTCATCTTGTGCTACTTCCTTTTCTTCCATTGTTTCTTTTTCATCCTCAACAGTCTCTTGAACGCTTTCTTTCTCTGTTGAGACTTCTTCCATAGGCTCCTCAAACTCTTCAAAAGATTCTTCAGTAAGTTCATCATCGAACTCCTCCTCAGTTATCTCTTCAAAAAATTCTTCGGCAGTTATGCCTTCATCTTCTAGAAACTCCATGAACTCTTCTTCCATACCAGTCTCTTCTAAAAATTCAGTAAAGTCTTCTTCAAACTCCTCTGTAAATACTTCCTCTATCATTGCAGGAGGAGGTTCCATACTGAAATCTTCTTCAAAAAATACCTCTTCCATTACAGGCATTTCTTCAAAAACCTCCATATCAAATTCTTCTATTGGAGGTAATTCATCTATGTATATATCGTCAAAAGCAAACTCTTCATCAAAAGGTATTGTAAATTCTTCTTCTGGTATAGAAAAATCTGGTATCTCAGTAATATCTTCGTTTATCCAATCAAAGTCATCTGGTATATTTTCAACAATATCGTTAATGTCTTCGTCAATATCGTCTATAGCTTCCTGTGTATCATCATCAATAGGAGGTATATCTCGATATGTTATATTTAATGTAACATTATCTACGTCTGGCCCACGATGATAGTTATCATAGGTTGTGCCTGCAGTTTCATTATATAGTTCTGTTCTAATTGTAAAATCTGTTTGTGTATTTGAACCCTCAATATGAACATTTGTATAGTTTGTAAACTCACCACCATTAAAATTCCTATTGGGGTCATGGTCATTTATTTCTCTAACTTGTGTAGATACTGAACCATCAGAACCTGTAATAGTTTGTTTAAGAGTAAGTGTGTTTTCAATACTATTCCAAAACCATACATCTGCCCCCATAGTTGAGGTAAAGCCTTGATTCATTTGTTGTTGTGTTAAGTGACCATCATCAACTAAATCTACATCTTGATATACGTTATCCTCTGTATGCCCTTCAAATGCTAATACACCACCACTATCATCCATACCTGTTTGATATGGAAATCCATTCCAAGCACCATGAGAGTGAACACCATCATCGCCATCTGTTGACCAACCAGTTGTAGTGGTATTGTTCCCAGTTCCAAATGTAGAGTTAGTAAGAATATTACCTGTATCTATTGTTTCAGCATTTGCTATGCTATATATACAAAGAAATGATATGGCTATTGATAACCATATACCATAGTATAAATACCTCATTAAGTTACAGAGTTTATAATTAAACCACCAACAATACTAATTGTGTATGCCATTATTATCATTTCAATCATGTACATTTATAATAGGGTTTTCTACTATCTCCTTTTTCTCTTCAATTACCTCTTCTTCTTTTTTAGACTCATGTAATTTTTTAGCATTTTCTTCTGCTATTCTTTTTGCTTCTTCTTGTCTTTCTATTTCAGCAAGTTCTTCATCTATTTGCGACCTTGTTTCTAATTTAGATACATAAGAATTATAATCTGGTCTTTCAACATCATACTTATTCCATTGCTTTAGAGCTTCTGCACCAATCTTACCTTCAAATGGACAAGGTGTTCCTGCCATTTCCATCGCAAAAAATACTCGTTCATCTTGGCATAACAACGATACTGCCGCTACTTTCATACCATAATCGTATAATACTTTAGATAATTTTATACGTTCACAGTTTAAATCTCTTATATGTTTGCCCCCAGATACGCCAAGACCAAGGGTAGACAGAGAACCGCTAACACCCATGCTACACACATCTTGAGACATTGCCGAGTATGATGGTGAGTTAGCCGAGTTAACGGGTACATCTGACCCATTTGTAGTTGAAGTAGTGTTGTTTGTTGTTGTGTTTGTTTGTCCATCATTATTGTTTGTTGTTGTTGATGTATACCCACCTGTTATCTGTGTATTACTTCCAGATGAATTTGTTTGTGCATTGTTATCATTAGTTGAATCTGCTAATGCTGTATTATAAATTAATAAAGTTAAAATTACAATTAATATTCTCATTTTTTATCTATATTTACTCCCTTAACTTTTTCGTAGCTACGAATTGCTCCCATACCTAAAAGTGCCATGACAAGAGGCATTAAAGTTCCCATATCCATTTCTGGTAATGGTAATGTTTCTATATGAAATGTTGCCAAAAAAAACATTAGAAATGGCTTCACTACATACTCGAACATTATTGCCAAGGCACAACCGAATCCTATGAGGGGTCTCCAGATGCGTTGTATTGCACCAGATATTCCTCCTGCTTTCGATTGTGCATCAGCTAAATTAATATCCATTTGGCGTTTTTTTAATTCTGCTTCTACTTTTTTTATAGCAAGTTTAGCGGCCGCTTTCTCCTCTTCACTTGTATATATTTCGTCTACAATATTCCCGACTGCTTTAATCGTGCTACTGCCAAATAGTTTTCCTAACATATTATATACTCATTAAAATTGCTATAATTGCAACTGCGACAATACCTGCTTTAATCCAGTCTTTCATGCCCCAGTCATTCCATTCTTTTAGCCATGACCATATGTCCATTAAAAGTTTCATGTTCCCTCCTTTAGGTTAGTTTTATAAAAGTCCAGATAGCACCAAGTAAACCTCCTATAAGAAGAAATACTTTTAGTCCACCTGCACCCATATGACTTGCTTTGTTTAAATCTCTTACTTGTTTTTGCATAATAGAGATGTCTTCTCTAATATACTTGACGTCTGTCTTTAGTTCTGCTATTTCTTTTTCCCACTCAGCCATACTACTCCTGGTTATTGAAATAATTCTCTAAACCCAAGAGGGTCAAAAGGTTCTTTAGGTGTGTTATATTTATTGCCAAAGAATTGACTTTTCATAACTTTATCAAAATCAGCTTCTGCTAAAACTGTAATCATGTTTCTAGCAATTTCATTTTCTATTACTCTAAACTCATCTATCTGTGTTCTTTTTTCTTCAGCACTTAAATTTTTATTAAATCTAACACCATTTCTTAAATTTCTTAAATCAGATAATTGTTGTAAAACTTCTGTTAATAAACTAGATACAGCTCTAAATTGATTTAAATCTTCATTACTAAAGTTTTGTTTTAAATCTGTAATATCCATTAAATATCTCATGGAATCTTGCATTTCAAAATCAGCCGCTACAACTTCTTGTGC